ACAAACCTTGCATTGCTGCTAGGGTTAAAGTAGTAGTTGTCGAATCTACGTTTGCTTGCCACCAAGAATAGCTTGATTGATCGATACCACCAACAGTATTACCTGTTGCTACAGCTAGCTTTAATCCTTGGATTTGCTTGCTGTCAGTACCATCATTGTACAAGCCTGTAGCCAGCTTATCTCTAATAGTCTTCTCTGCAATTTCAACTTTTGATTTAACAAAGTTAATGATAGCAGCATCACCGGAGTTTCGGAGTTCATCCCGTCTAGTGATTGAGATATTAGCATAAAGCTGCTTCCAGTCGTATTCAGCAGAAGTTATTACGTCATTGTCAGTAGTTGCAAGGGTTTCAGCCCCTTGATACCACCCAGATGATGTAACAGTAGCATAATTCAAAGGGCAGACAATTTTATCTCCCCCAGATTGTGCTTGTTCTCGTTCCTTAAGTTTTTTAAGCAGTGCATTACTATTGAAAATGTTATCCACAAGCTTAGGCATGAACTTTTTTTCAGTTATTGCTGTCAACTGGTCGTATGTTAAAGCCATTTTTTCCTCCGTTCGTTTTAGTTTATGCCATACTCCGCTAGGGTTTCAGCTACTATGTCATTGTAAGATTTACTTCTTACATTTTTAACGTTAGTAGCTTGGAGCTGGCTTTCTTTCGTTACTTTTCCTAGGCCCATTTTGTGCTGTTTTTGCAGCTCTTTTGCTGCTTTTTCTTTGCTATTTAATTGTGCGCGTTTTACATGTTCTTCAAATAGCATATCATTAGCAGCAGTTTGAAAGCTTTTTATCTCATTGTCTAAAGCATGTTGGGTTATTCTGTCCTCGAGTGTTTGACCGAGTTCATCTTTCGATGCCCAATCAAAATCTGAGTACTTTTCTTTATAACCCTCAATTGCTCCCTCAATGGATGCTTCTTTTTCTGCTCTTTGACGTTCTCGTAGACCGGCATCTTGCCTATCTAATCTTTCCAAAATAGAATTTAATTGGGCTTGTTGTGCCGGTGGTAGGTGTTGAGTTTGCCCGGGCTGTGCCTGCAATTGCTCGGTTGGGCTACCACCGCCTTGAATCCTTGCCCATTCTCTTTTAATTAATCGTTCAAATTCTGGATTGCTCTTCGTATATTCATTGATTTGTTTAAGTTCGTCATATTGAGAGTTTTCTTTTTGTTTCTGCTGGTCCCATAACTTACGATCTACCCGAAGTTGATGCATTTTTTGCTCATAATCATAGCCTTTTTGAGCATACATTTTAAATTTTTCATCTTGCAAACCTATATCTTTACCCTTGTATTTAAGGGTAAAAGGTGCCTCTTCGGTAGATTCAACAGCAGATTCATTCTCTAGTGTAGATTCATTTTTTTCTGATAGACTGCCTTCCACGTTTGCTTCGGGTGAAGATTCGGGGGCTGCTGCATCAGCTAAAATTTGATCTACATTAACCTCTTCAGACGACATTTAAACTCCTTGAGTGGGTGTTTGCAAAGCACTTGCACCCGGTTGACCCGCTAGGGCAGCAGCTTGAGCCTCGGCTTGAGCAGCTTCGAATTGTCTTTGATTGAACTTTTCCAGAATCTTTTCTTTTCTCGGGTGTTCTAAATCTGTTAAGTAGTCCTCAACGTCATAGATCCCTTGGGAATACAATTCTCTAGCTCTTTCTTCTCTTTTGGCTTTTGCGAAAGGTAAGGATGTTCCTATGGTTATCCTTACATCTAGATTACCTTTTATCTCGAATTGCTGTGGCTCCCCCGGTATCATTTGTTGATTCCCGGATTCATCCTCAACACTATCGAATTGTTGTACTGTTGCAATCCGTTGTTGAGCTTCCCCCGATTCGTCGGTTACCTCATCGATTGCTATTTTAAAGTATTTTGCTGCATTTTCATTTTCAGTTATTCTTACAATCCGTGGGATAGAATAAAATTGCAGTATTCTTGATCCCATTTGTTGGCCCACTGCTGTCAACCACGCTTCCACATTTCTAGATTTCAACCTGATTTTAGTTTGAGATGCTTCCATTAAAGAATCAATTGCCACACCACTAGCATTCCTGGGTTGTGCCCCCTGGGTAACTTCATTGACACCCGATATTGTATCAAATACCTCCCGTAAACGGTCAAAAGCTTGGAAAATACTAGGCTGTACATTCTCACCCTGTTCGCGTTTAGGTTCAAAACCGTCTATATGATCTATTACTAAACCTGGCTGGTTGGTCAAACTCTCACTAAATACACCCGACCCGGTGGGGTTCTTCCAAACCGGATTACCCATCAAGCTGATAACATCCATGGTGTAGGACATCAGCTTATTTATCAACTGTTGAGGGCCTTTTAGCTGTTCAACTTCACCTTGGCCCCAGAATTCACGGGGCATGATGTAGTCCACTAGCTTGGCATATGGGAACTTCCCGTCTAGATATTCATTTTCACCGTCTTCTAGCATTTGACCTGCTGCTATGACAACCTTCCTACCGTTGGGATATTTCTTTTTAGTTCTAAAACCCTTTTTAAGTGATCCGTCTTCGGATTTGGTTTTTATTTCCTCTTCTATAAGAGTTTCATCCCGTATCCAGGCTGTTATCAGTAAAACCTTATTAGGTTGGTCACTGTCCATAGGTCTTTCACCTTGGACTAAACTTAAATTATCCGAGGCCGACCGAACCCTAAAATCATCCATGTCTATTTTAGCTGTCTTAGACATGTCCACATCAGATATGTCTGATTTTAATTTATGAGCACGTTTAGGATATTTTCTTTTCACTTCGTTAAGGTCGTGCGGTTTCGCAATTATAAAATAATCGTTATTTTCGCTATTAACATCATGTGAATCTGGGGCTGGATATACATACATTGGGTCAACTGTTTTAAACTCGTAGTCACCTAATCCACTTAATAAATCAGGATTCCATGGTTGTTCTGATATTGCTGTACCATAAATACAGGCGTCAACAATACCTTCAGCTACTATTTGCCCCCATGATTCCCGATCCCACTTACCCCGTAAAACCTGGGTCATGATTTCAGAAAATTCAAAATCACTCGGATTCTCTGGTACGGTTTCAATATTAGGTCGTCTATCGGTAAGTATCGGTACTATGGTTTGAATAGCTGCATGGATGAAATTAAGGACTTCACTATGCCTATAGCTCGGCCTTTTTTCCGTCCATTGTCGTCCTCTAAAAAACTTATAATTTTCTATCCAATCAGTATCATAGTTTGCTCTAGCCCTTTTAGCTCGTTGGAACAAATCCTCAACCATTTTGACAGTTTTACGGGCTTTTTCCCCCTGTTCACCGTCCGAGGTCGTTCCTTCTTTTTTCGAGCTATCAGATTCTATAGGCATTTAAACCTCTACATAAAATAATCAGGTTCGTCGTAGGCAACCCGCCTGGGTGCCGGTGTGTGTTTAGCAACATTTTCGTTACCAACCTCAACCAATCCCTGTGACCGTGCATGTTCTGCTGCTTGTTTGTCGGTCATAACTTTACCAAAGGCCGGATGATAATAGGGTATCTGCTCACCTTTTGTAATCACCTGTGGGACTGTGTAATTTCTATTAGTTTCTTCCCCGCAATCAGGGCATATATATGGATCTGTAGCTTGTGCCATTGTTCTAACAACTTCATCAATAGCGTTACATTTTTTACAATAAAACTCGTATTTCATTTAGAAATATCCTAATTTATTTTTTACGAAAAATCCAATTCGTAATCGTAATCCTCTAGAAGCTTTACCAGCTGTTTTTCATTGATTTCTAGTATCATACACGCATATTTTGTATTAAATCCACAATATTTATAAACTTCAGAGGCGTAAATTTCAACAACATCTTGCATACTTAGAATAGGGGGTATGTACATTTCACCTATCAGTTCTAAATCTTGAACTTCCTCCACTTTTTAACCACCTAAGCCTTTCCAATTGATCTTTCGGAATTTCAGATGAATGTTGCGCTACTTTTGGAACTAGATCTTGTTTAATGTTCACTAAGTACATTGTAGCATACCTATCGGCGTCAATCCCGTGGTCGTTGGACTTCACGGGTTCCGGTTCTTTTGCATCCTCGTCAATTTTATAATCTTTAGGCTCGGGGTAGTGGTAGGTGTTGTATTCGTCAATACCTAATGGATTCTCATCTTCAAATATTGCAAATTTTTCTTGCTTGATTAGCTCTATTTGCTTATCAATACCATATCGGATCTGGTTTACACCCTTGATTGCTGGGCAACTCGCACGGTTCAGACTTTCTATGTAAGCCGGGTTCGACGGATCACATATAAATAATTCAATATCAAATAATTGCATTCTTGACTGACATACCGGGATAATTTCATCAATTGTCAAATTAGATTTGTAGTATTCACCAATCCTATAGTGATGTCCTTCGGGGGTTAGTGCTCTAACTGTAATTACAAATGGATTTGTATAGCCCCAGTCAACCCCGGCAAAATAACGGGTACCACTAGGCAAAGCAAAAGCCTTGATAATGGGGATATTCTCATAAACCAGACCCTCCATTTTTCCAAATTGACCCATGTATTTCATTTGGAATCGTCTGGAATCTAGTAATGATTTTTGTCTTTCGAATTCCTCATCAGGAAAATAGGGATTATCTTTGCTATTAAACTGGATAAACTCCACATCATCCCGGTTACCAGCTTTCCAATCCTCCCACATCTTAAACAACCAGTTGAGTGAATACGGAGTGGTGCTTATAAATATCTGACATTGCCTAAAAGCCGATCGACCTTCGACATTTTCCCACGCATACCTGGATATCATCCCGCCCTCATCCAGCCATATGCCCATCACATCGGTAATGCCCTCCAATGACAGGCTATCGGTGAGAGAACGAATGTAGATAGTAACACCATTTTTTAATGTGAACGTGCTTTCTACTTTATTATATCGACCTAGATTTTTGAAATATTGCAGGAACTTGGGGAGCGTTGCCTGTTGCAACATCTTATAAGTCGGTGCTGCTATTATTAAGTTATCCCCAGGTTGGCATTCTGTAGCCTTTTTTGCCATGATCCACAAAGCACCCGAGGTAGTTTTACCCGATTGGATGCCAGCAGCCATGACAACTATACGTTTTTCAGATGTGTAAGCATGTTCTTGGAATTTATGTAGTCGGAATTTTGGCATATCCAACTAATATCATTACTTTTCTCATTTTCCTACTAAAGTTATTTATTTATATGACGACTAAGTTTGTAGGCTTTAACAAAGGGAGGTCTTAGCCATGAAAACTACAAGCTTATTTATCGGGATTACTTTTTCTATTCTTTGCTCGACTGGTTTCAGTCAAAATATTTACCAGAAAATAGGTAATACAACCTACGGTAGCAATGGGACAAGCTACCAAAGGATAGGCAATACAACCTACGGTAGCAATGGGTCTACCTATCAAAAGGTTGGTAATACAACATATGGTAACGATGGATCTACTTATCAAAAGGTTGGTAATACAACATATGGTAACGATGGATCTACTTATCAAAAAATAGGCAATACAACATATGGTAGCGATGGGTCAAGTTGTACGAAAATAGGAAATATATCATATTGTAATGATTAATTATCTTTACCTATGATTGCTACTGCCAATTTCACCGCCAAGTATGCAATAAAACACACTAGCCCACCGGTGATAAACCGATTATCTATCAATATAGATTCAGGGCCTGTGTTTGTTATAATAAAAAACATTTTAGTCATGTCTTGTTATGGCCTTCCGTATCTGCTTTTCTCTATGTACTGTTTTGCAGTCGTCGCGTCCTTGCTTTTTATCGTCGTGTGCCCGTCGTTCACAAGCCTTATCTTTGTTACATTCTTTTTTTTCTGTTCTATAATTCTTGTTATTTTCCTGAATGCATTTATCATAACCCGCTGTTATCAGTAGGCCATTTTCTTTTAGATCCGAATTATAACTTTCAAAATCTTTCTCGAATGTCTCAATCAAATCAGTTACATGCTTAGAGTTTTCAAATTCTTGCATATCCAATTTGAATTTCTGAATGTCTTTTTTAAAATTTTCTAGGTCGGTGTTGGCAAATGAGGGGGTAGCTAAACTCAAACATAACAATAGTTTCTTCATGTCTATTCCTTTCTATCAAGAGGAATAGTTTCTATTAGATAGAAAAATAGGTGTCAACGTTTTAAATTTCTGACTAAATGAGCAAACCGCTTACCGGGTTCATTAGATTGAGGTTGATTAGCATTATCCATTTCACTAGGAAGTTTCCAGCATTCTAAGCCTAGATCACGCCATGTCTTACATGCATCAGCTTTATCATCTAGGACTAGTTTAACGTTATATATATTTTTTATTTTCTTCTCATAGAGTGACTTTTTAAATTGCCAGCCTCTCCGCTTATCCCACTCAGGACGAAAGAATATATCGTCATATCTAATTGAGTGCTTTCTTAACCATTCTATCGTTTGGTTCTTGTATCTATCGGGGGCACCTGATACCAAAACCACCATGAATCCGTTCTGAGTGTTCTTAAAGGCTTTCACAAATTCCTTAACCATAGGATTCGGCGGGACGTCATTCATGTTTCCAAAGAAACCTTCCCAATCTTTATCAGCTCCACGTATGAAATGGACTACCTTGGAT